TTTTTAGTTTTTGGTTTTTAGTTTAAAGTCGGTTTTTAGTTTTTGGTTTTTGGTTTTTTTCTGACACCTGATCCCTGACACCTAATTCCTATTTTAACTTATCTATAAAAGATTTCATGTTGTCCATGTTCTTCCAGGCTCCCAATGAAAACATTTCGGCTTTATTTTCATCATCAAATTCAATATACTGTTTATTCTTCACAGCATAATTCATAGCATCCTGGGATGACATTTCAATAAGTTCACCGTCCTTATTAACAATAGTCGGATATACTATAAATTTATCACCTTTACTCGCATACGACATCTTATGGGTAGACACACTTCCATCTGGATTATTTATTACAGGATAATCACCTGGATGAATCATTCTTTTAACAAAATCAAGATTTTTATTGTTTTCTATTGCCTTAGTAAGCCATTCCGCATCCATATCTTCACCCAGATACCGACAGTTCCATGATTATTGCCTGCAATGTGAAAGGTGCAGACTTATTTTGCTGCAAAATAAATTGTCCGGTCTTTTCATACTCACCAGGATAATCAACTTCATAATCATCAGTGAATAGTGGCGGCGGTTTGCCCATTAAATCTGCAACATGGCGGAATTGTAATTCTCTAAGGTTAGCCGCATCTTTGCCGATCTGTACTCCCAAAGTATCCCTGAGACGCAAAATTATCTTATTAACCCGCTTAATTAATGTCTGACTTGATCCGCTCGCCGTAGGTATTTCCGGGGGAAGATTTTTGAATTGAACCGTGTATGGCAATCCTACCTGTACCACGGAAGCCGCGTTAATCAAAATAACTTGGCCTCCTAACACAACCTGGTTGGGAACTTCTGCTCCGTCCGCCCAGATCGCCACAGTCTTCCCCTCAAGATGGCCCAACCCGGAAAGCACTGTTGTGAGCGCACCATCATAAGTCAGACCGCAATCCACAAAGAAACAGTCTTCTTGGTTCGCCCCCCAATCCATCGGCTGCATAAGTTCGATAAATCGCTTTGTAATGCCACCTACGGTCCGTTTGCAAGAAAGCCATATCTCGTCTTGGCTTAGGCCGGGAATGATCGCTACGGACTCCCACGAGCCCTCAGTAGGGTGTTTAGACCAACCCACCACCTCTTGGGGGCGTTCATACACCATACTGAGTAAATTACCATCGCCGCGGATAGCCCAGACGGTTTGATCTGGCTCCCGCTGGTAAGCCATTTCAAGAATTCCGCCATAAGTTATGTGCTCAGAAATTAAGGCCATATCCGGGGCAACGTAACTGTCATCAGCATACGAGTAAGCCAGTTCGCGTATCTTCCGCCCCTGGCCCTGCACAAAAAGCACCACGTTGCCTACAGCCAACGGTTTCACCCCGGAACTTCCATAACTGGTATCTTTTCTTACTGATATATCGGTAGGAGTTATTGGGGCATTTGCAGATGAAGCCGAGATTTTCCATTCACCAGACGAAGTGCCCGCCATGAGCATCCGGGACGAGATAAGCCACTTGATAACATTCACCTGGTCGCTAGCCAAAGTATAGGTGAACGGGCCTGCATCAGTGATCGTCTCTTCTGGCGAAAAGTTTTCAAAATCCCCCGATTTTGATCCCCAAATGGTCTGCGGCTGATGTACAGTGCCAGTAAAAACTAATCTTTCCTCATGGAAAGTGCAGCAAGTAGGATACCCTCTGACCCCAGACCATGCGCCTTCCCGCCATGTTTTTACTGCGGCAGTTCCACCGAGCGTCGTTTTAACTAAAGCTGTAGCATGGAGGTTGTCAGTAACTCCGGTAATTTCAACATACCCCCAAGTTGTGTCTTTTATGCGCCAAATAGAACCAACATGGCCAGATAAAAATATATCAGTAACGCCGGAGGTTTCTTTAACTGACACATCGTCTAAGGACCCGTCAAAAGTTTCGGTGGGGGTAAACTTTAAATTGCCGGTATCAATAGCAGTTATCGTCTGGCTATAAGTTCCATTCGCCCCGCGGGTAGGTCCATTCACCCCACCAACAGATGGAACCACGCTGCCTGCCGTTCTGTTTTTAATAGTAAAAACAACCAGGTATATTTTACCTGCTTCTACTGCAATGTTTTGTTCTAGTGGGGCCGTATTGCCTGGAGCCGCAGTATGGTCAGCCTCAAAAGCAACCTCATCAAAAACCCAGCCTGCACCCCAGGTCCATGTCTCAGCAGTGGCAAAAGCGCCGTTTACTACCTTCTCGGCCCCCGCTACCGGCCCGGCTGTTAAGGTTATACTTCCCGTTGTTGCGCTTGGTTGAATTGTAATATCTGTCTTGTTTTGGTCTAAGTATGGGCCATCTACAAACTCAATTTCATTTATAGACCATGATGTATGCCCGGTTCTTGTTAATTTTCTTACATTGTGACCTGGACAAAGTATATACATTGTATCAGCAGATTGAATATACCATAACTTAGACAAATCTGCCTCTGAATAAGGAGTAACTATTTCATAAGGGGGAACCCCGTCTAATATTTGCCCCTGGTCTTTATAAAATCTTATATAATATTCTCCAAATTCAAGCATATATGCCTGGATACTTGAAAATTCAAATGGTATTAACTTAACCTTCTTTGAAGAGGTTTTTACTTCTGCGATAAATCTAGTTCCGGGGCGGCGGGTCACAGGACCATGTGTCTGTATGATAAGGTTCTGATAAGTTTCACCGGCGGTAAAATATTTTTTCTGATTGAACTGGCCGTTAAGCCTGGGGGACCATTCCCCGCCAGTGAAAGATGTCTGGGCGTAATTAAAGCTCACTATTTACCCCCTAGCTAGTTCCCAATCGCCCGAAATAATATACTGGGGCGTATCTTCTTGAGCATCAATTCCTCTAGCTCCAGAAATTTCCAATAAATACCATTTGTGCATCTTGGCTTCAATGTCGGGACTTTGCGTCAGGTAAAAGGCTGTTTCCATAGCCAGCCGTGCTGCCAAGGTACTTGCGAAACAAGCATCAAACTCACCGGCAATCTCTACTCGCCGCACATACTTTAAGAGGACGGATGTTTCGTCGGTATATAACTTGCGACCCTCGATTTTATAAGTGAGCAATGGATTAGTATCGACATCGCCGCTTTCGCCTATACCTAATATTCTTACGCAATCGGATGGGAGCTGAAAAACAGTCGTAAAACCCCAGGCAGGAGTTTCCGATAGTTTTGCAAGGTTCGCCCTGGCTATAGCAAAGTTCCAGGGGTGATCTCGCAAAACTATATCTACAATGGTAGCCCAAATAGAATTGAGAGCATCCGCAGCCTTGCTAACATCAGTTGGCGTGGTTAGCGGCGGTTGCCCCATCCGCATAAGGGCCAGATTGTATATACCGAGTTGAGATGCCATCTTAGGCGATATATTCCGGGATCACCAGCAGCGTGGCGCTTGCTGCTGACTCTATAACCCGGAAGTTTATGAGGTTATTGTACCCTTCAAGCCGCAGAACATCGTTGACCGCCAGAAGTAGGCATGTGTTGTCAGCGTCTCCGCCGTCCCATGTTACATAAACGTCTGTAGTCTTGGGCTGAAAAGTAGCCGCCCCGATTCTACGGCCCTTATGAACCCCAGAAGTGGGATACAAAATAGTTGACGTAATGCCTTTTGAAACATTTAGAGTGGCCAGAACTTCTTTAGGTCCGCCGACAAGCATGGTCTTCTCCTGCTTTAAAAGGTGGGGCGAGGTATTTCCCCGCCCCGATTAAGGTTAGACGCCGATGGCCCGGAGGCGAATCACCGTAGCAGCAGCAGTGTGCTCATTAGGAACTTCGGTTAAAACCCCAGCCGCAACCTGGAATTTGCGGATAGTGAAAAGAATCTGGTCGAACATATAAATATAGCCGTCTTTGGTCGCGTTCAATAACTCCACGTCCGCAAACCGGCCCATGCCCAACTGTTTCAAGGCCCCGGCTACAGTAGCGCCGAGAGGTAGGCCACTGTCGGGGTACGTTTTGCCAGCGCCGCCAAAGGCCACCGACCATGTGTTGGCGCGCTGTTTGCGCCACATATCCTTGATAATTATGGTCCAGGTAATGTCAGTGTAAACAAGGTCTGCCATATCGGGTCTCCTAATAGGGGGACTGGAAGGGCAGTAACCCCAGCAACCCCCGGTGAGTTGTTAAACGAAAAACGTCCACATGGCCAGTTTGATGGTCCCGGTATGGGTATTAGCGCCACCAGTGTCGTCAGTGGTAACGGTAACGGCTGTCTCGCCATCGAACTCATAGCCAAGATAATCAATAGCCGCGGCGCCAGCATCAAGGTCGAATTTATCCGCTGCCGTATGGGTATCGGATAAAGCAAGAAACGCGGCAGGAACCGCAGCTACACCCGCCGCGGTAATACCAACCCCTACCGATGCCCTCTGAGCCGCAGCGCCAAGTTTATCTACAGCCAACTGGCCAAATCCAGCATATTTTTGACCTTTGGCTGGGATAAACATATAGATGGTACTGGCCGCCGCAAGCGCTACCGCTTCATATTCGTCGAAATAAAGACGCATACGAGCGCCCCATTTCCCCGCGGCAACCTTTTGGTTTGCCAAGTATTGTGTGTAACCCACGCTATAAACAGTACTCACAATGGGCCTCCTTTAAGCCGCAAAAACGACCATGCCCAGCTTGATTGTGCCAGTGGCATCAGCGGCCAACCCCGCTGTAGTTAAGATTACAGGGGTCTCCCCATCAAACTCGTACCCCAAGTAAGTAATAGCCGCAGCACCAGAATCCAGGTCGGCCTTATCCGCCGCCGCAACCGCATCAGTAGCCGCCAGGAAAGCCGCAGTTGCGCCTACAATTCCAACTGCCAACGTGTAGGTGTTGGTGTCTGACAAGTCATCCCAGGCTAGCTGACCTAACCCGGCATAGCGCATACCCTTGGCAGGCATGAACATGTAGATAGTGGATGCCGCGGCGAGATTGACGGCTTCGTACTCGTCATAGTAAAACCGAAGCCGTCCGCCCCATTCGCCGGAACTGGTCTTTTGCTGCGCGTTCATTTTGGTGTAGCCCACGCTATAAGCTGTAGTCATCGTAGGCCCCCTTTAAGGAGTCGCGCTCTCGTAAGAGCGTAATTCCACGACCAACTTCTCCTGAAGCCGGGTTGCGCCGAAGTCCATAGACATCCAGGGCTGAACGGCGTGGTTTTTGTCATCGCGGGTAGTGAGCTTGGTCTTAATATCATAAATCATGCCAAGACCAAGACCGCTCCGCACCCATGCGAAGTTGCTCCGAATCAGGCCGGCGCTAATAGCCAGCCGGTTGCTCATTACCGTCTTAAAACCGAACACCTCGGCAACCTTGCCCGTGGTAATGATTTTCAACGCTCCCTGCTCGGCTTCAGTGAGCTCAACTTCGCCTTGCAGGTCGTAAATGGCCTGGGCAGACAACGCCAACCACTTTGGGTCGTCCACGGGGACATCGTTTCTGTTGAAGATCAGGAGCGCCTGCCGAACTTTTTGCAGGGTCATACCCACCGTGCCGGTCTCGGCCACAATCTGAGTAGCAGGCAGGGGGATGGCGGTTTCCGTGAGGTCTTCACCGACAACGCTGTAAGAATCGCCAATAGCGGCGGCAGCGATATCGATGTCGATTTTCCGCTTAAATCCGGCGCGGAACCCGACCATATACTGACTGGCGGGGTCCGACAACATGCGCTCGGCATCGGGCGGGTCAATCAAAGTAGCAGAAACGAAAGTCCGGGCATTAATGCGCCGCCTGGAATGGTCCGGGATCAGGCACGGCGTGTCAGAATTGCGCCCGGTAACGAGTTGGGGGGTGAACTCCCCGATGTAGTCCATATACAGTTTTGCGCCCGGCGAAATCTGCTTGATCGTCACCTTATCCTGAAAATACGACTCAAGCTGTTGGACGGTAAGCTGAATATTGGCTTCAAACTTTTTTACAAATGCAGTGGTGATGTCAGACATGACGAACCTCCGAAAATTAGTAATGCTGCTTTCTCGGCTAGTCCGCCATGATAGGCGGGGCCTCAGTTGCTACTTGCTCAACCGGGCCTCTTACGAGGTAGTCCGAACTGCGGTGCTACTTTTATTTACAAGAGATCAGGATAATTTCTGATAGCCTCTTTTAAATCAATGTTGCCCGGATTCCTTATAGTGTGCTGTTGTCGCCTTATCTTTTTGATTCAGCGTATTCTTCATCAATAAGCTTGTTGCGTTCCGCTACCAGCGCCCTTTGCTTTTGTAAATTAGAGGTATCCAACAGTGCCGGGTCGCTATTGATAGCGGCTATTCTGTCCTTCCGGGACATAGACCCGGACGTGGACTCAACCAAGTCATCCTCGGTCAAGGTCGCCTCAGCCACCTTTAGCCAGGCCCGGATAAACGCCGGGTTATCTCCAAATCCTGTCTTGTCAACAAAGTCCTTTAACTCCTGCCCTCCGTACTTCATAACGGCGATAGCAGCCTTCTTCGTCAGCATCTCATACTTATCGCCAAGCTCTGATTTGAACGTATCCACCGCCTTGTTATGGTCTTCTATCCATTGTTTAGGAACCAGGCCGAGGCCGTCTACCTGGACAAACTGCCCCTGGAAAGCCGAAAACTCTTTTGCTGCTTCCGCGGTTTGCCAGTTTACGAGTTCCTTAACCTGAGTCGGGCTTAACCCTATCTTGTGCGCGAGTATCTTGAAATCCCCTACACGCTCTTCGCTGTAAGGCATTTCTTTTGGCAAACCTTCCGGTTTGACAATCTCATAACCGTCCGGCGTTTCAGGGCGCCCAAGGGCTTTGTAAAACTCATCCCACTTTTCGGGAGGGTCTTTCTCTGTTGGGAGGATGAGTCCCTTCTTCCCTACCAGAGCTTTAGTCTCAACAAAGGCTTTCGCCAGGGCAACCGGGTCGGTGAACGTAGATAGACTCGGATTATCGTAAAGGTCCGTGTCTTTTAAAAAGCTGTCCCTGAAATTAGGGGCTTGTTCACCGCCCTCTGCGCCTGCTTTCGACGGAGCCTCAGTATCTTTGGTGTCGGTCCCTAATCCAGTCTTGTCCTGGGGGGAATATTCGTCTGGCATAAATCCTCCTGATTAGTCATTATTGATTAATTCTGACTCAGCTCCAATTGGCCTCCACGATCCTATCTGATGAAGAATAAATAAACCAACTGCACGTCTTCCCTCGAATTTCGCCATTGTAATGGCTTCAGTTGCATTATTTATTGATTCAACCCCGGCATAACCGAGAATGTCAAACAGCACTTCCGCACCAGCCTGACTACTGAATATGGCTGCGTAGTTAGCTTGTAATGCCGTGCGCTTAGGCTTTTTATCCTCATCGGATACATCTGATATGGTAATTTCTGACATTACCTAAACTCAATATAATTCAACGGTTTTGCGTCTAAGTTAATCAAATTAAGTCGGTCATAGATTCCTTCGTAATAGCCATCACTTTTTTGCCTTATTCTTGCTCCCAGGTTTGCGGCCAGGGCGTTTATTTTTTACTGGTACTTTCGGCTTTGGCACCGGGATGTTATCGAATACTAAAACCTCTGTCTCTAATAATACCAAAACTGACGAAGGATTCGGCATAAACAAACAAGAGATAGCCCTCCACCCATTTTTAGCCCAATCATTTAAAACTGCTTTTAAGTCTAACGTTTTAATTATTTGAGTTTCATATATATACATCTTTTAAAGCCAGTTTTTAGTTTTTAGTTTTTGGTTTTTGGTTTTTGGTTTTTCCCTGATCCCTGACATCTGACACCTGATCCCTGACTCCTTATTTGTCCGGTGTTATTTTAATAATTGGATATTCTTCATCTATCAATTTATCGTAAAAAACTTTTAATCTACCATACCTGGGGTCCTTGCTATCTAATTTTCTCATGTCGTTTCTTAATATTCCGATCATTTCAGCCCTTGGAATTTCCTTTCTTAATATCACAAATACACCTAATTGATTGCCCACTAATTTCCAACTATCAATGCCCCAACCTTCTTTGCCTTTGGCATTTAGTATTTCTTTTAAATCAATAGCTTGGGTAGCTATCGTA